AAACTAAGGCAGACCTGGATGCTGCTTCGATGGTTCCTAAAAATAAGCTAAACTAGCTATGTACTCCAAAAAGAAAAAACCAAACTACAACGGTGATCCGCACAAGGACAGGACACACTACGATTCCGCAGCTGTGTACTGGCTTCGTGACATGGCCAAGATGAAGGGCCCATACAAAGTAAAGGTTGACTTATGAGACAGCGAGTAAAAATTAATACTTGGACAGACGCAGACAAAAGAGCATTCCCTGCTTGGTATGCAAAGTTCGCTAAACAGCACGGATTTGCGGAAGAACCACAAGGTCAGAAGTACGACTTTTGGGCACACTTTAAGTCGGGTGCCGACCCCTTGGTACGATTCCCTAAATACCAGACTGATGGATGGTGCTTTGTTAGGGAATCCTTGGATGTGGTGGCTGACGAACCTGTAGCATCTGTGGACACGGCTAAGGTAGGAAACACTACTACAGAGTCTGGTAAAGCCACCGCTCCCAAAAAGAAAGCTAAGAAGTAGTATGGAAGTTCCTGAAGATGGTTCCATAACTGATATGGAAGAGTGGCTAAAGCGTCGTAGGAAGAAGGAACGGGAAAAGCTAGAAAAGGAAAGGCTTAAGCTTTACATAGAGACTCAGGAAGCTAGAGACAAGGTAAAAGAACAGAAACGTAGGGAGAATGTCCAGCGTTCTAAGGGATATGCTTCTGCAGCTAGTAAACGATTACGAAATGCTTAATTATGATTATAGTTGCACCGAGTGCGACATAGTTTTCGAAGAGACCGTGGATTACGAGCATCGCAACGATGTTAAGTGCGTGGTATGCGAGGGTCCAGCTAAGATAGCATGGTTTAAATTCGGAAAGCCAGCCATTTTTCAAGAGGCTGAGTATCATCTAAATCCTGGTAATCACAGAGGCACACACTGCTCTAGTAAGCGCCAATTGCTAGATGAGATTAAACGAGTGAATGATAATAACCCTAATCCAGTCGAACTGGCAAGTGAGTATTATGGCTAATTGTAGGATAGTTGTAGATTATGAGGCCAAAGACACAGGTGGCTATGGTATAAATGTAACCATCCAAGGTGATGGTGGCTGTGTCCCGATGGGTATGTTAGAAGATATTCGTGATAAGATCAAGCGTGGTCTTACCGATTACCGTTTTCATGGTCAGAAGTCTGACCCAATAGGAACCACGATAGGAGTTACCGATGGCAGAACAAGAAGAACAGCAAAGTCAGCAAGTTGATTTGCAAGCACTAGTAAACTTTGTAGAGAATGCTAGTGCAAGAATGGCTAGTCAGGATGAGCAGATTAGGGCTCTGGAAAACAGACTTACTCAAGCTACCACAGAGCCAGAATATGAACCACGTGAGACAGTACCACAGGTATCTGAGGAAGATATAGAAAGTATGTCAAACGGACAGTTACTAAACCTTATGGAACAGCGGTTTAATGCTAGCCTTAGCAATACGTTAGGTGATGCGCTTAGGCCAGTTCGTGAAGGTATGCAAGATCAACAACAGTTAAATATTGACACTCAAGTACAGTCAGAGATCACAGGATTGCAGAAGCAGTACAGCGACTTCAACCATTTTGCAAATAAAGCTGCTGACCTTGTTGAACAACGTAACCAAGCAGGTTTTAAGCTGAGTATCGAGGATGCTTATAAACTTGCTAAGGCTGAAAACCCCGATATGGTAAATGAGTTTAAAGACTCACAGCCCAAGCCCACGCTGGCTGGTGGCTTATTGCCTACTTCCAGGCTGATAGGACAACCTAGTTCCGGAAGCAACGACCTTGATTTTGACCAAGCCGCTGAGCGTGCTTTTCAAGAGGAGGTTGTAAACGAGGGACTCTCAGGTTTGTTTAGCACAGAAGATTCAACCTCACATTCACCGCCCTTAAAGGAGTAACCTATGGCAAGCGTGAGAACATTTAGTGAAGTCCTAGATAGCATGGCTGTTGCTACCTGGAGACATATGAAGAAAACAGTCGTAGATCAAATCTTTGATGAGATAGTGTTTTATAACTATCTACGTAGCAAGGGTAAGATCCAGTCATACCAAGGTGGTAAGTACATTGAGACGCCTCTTAGCAATGCAGAAAATGATACGCTGTCTTGGATCAATGAGCAGGATGCTGTAAATATCAATGACCTCGATCCGATCAGTTCGGCTCAGTGGGATTGGAAGTATCTTGTAGCCTCTGTAACTCGTTCACAGATCGAGGAGCAGAAGAATCGTGGTAAGATGCAACTCATTAACCTGCTCAAGCATAAGATGCAGGTGACTAAGGACACCTTAGTTAAAGAGTTGGAGTCCAAGTTGTTCTCCGATGTTGACAGCAACGGAAAGTCAATGGAAGGCTTACAGCATCTTATTGCTGACGACGGAGTAGGCACAGTTGGCTCTGTTAATGCTACTACCTATACATGGTGGAAGAATAAATTCTACGGGTATTATGCTGGTTATGGTGGAAGTGGTTCAAGCCAAGGGTTTGGAACTGCTCATGCTAGTGGCCCTGATCGTGGTATCGTAGCTATGCGTGATATGATCGATGACTGTTCTAAGTCACTCGGTAACGCACGGCCTGATATTATCCTCACAGACAAAGCAACATACAGGCTGTATAATGCTTCGATTGATGATAAGCTCCGGATTATCACGCAGAAAGTTGGTGACATGAGTTTCCAAACTCTCACGTTTGAGGGTCTGCCGATTCTTGCTACTGACACTTGTCCTACCTCTAGTAATGGTAGCAGAACGTACTTCATTGATTGTGATCATGTAACAATGTTTTATGATCCTGGTATGTTCTTTGACATGACTGAGTGGAAACCAGTACCCAATCAGTTGAAGCGAGCAGCTCAGATTGTAACTGCTTGTAATATGATTACCACTATGCGGCGTTCTAGTGGTGTAATCTTTGATATTTATTAATAAGGAGTATATATGGCCGAATCAACCTTTGACGACAAAGGGCAAAAAGTCGTATGGGCAGCAGCAGTAACACAGGTCGATACTACTGCTAAAGAAGTAATTGGATCTACACGCTATCATGGCGTGAAGGTATACCGTTACTTAGAGTACACTGCCGGAGCTCCAAGTGTAGCTGCCGCAGATGGTGTTATAGTAGGATATTTAGCTGCTGACCGTACTAAGGTTACTGCAGATGTTTCTACTTGTGATGCTACACCAATACCTGCTGGTATGCTGGTTAGCGCACCTGCTGATGGTAATTTTTGTTGGGTACAGATCAAGGGCCCAGCTACTGTTTCACAGACTATTGTGTCTGGTACAGATGGCTGTCCCTGCAAGTTTGCTACTGATGGTGCTTTGAGCATTCAAACTGCTGCTACATTGAATAATGCTGCAGTAGCTTCAGATGCTAGTGCTAAAACAGTAATCTTAACCTGCCCAGCGTAATGTTATGGGAGACTTGACTCTTAGCCAAATGAAAGACCAAGTGAGGTTGGCACTTGGCAACCGAGAGGATTTAGATGTACATCTGACTCCACTCATTAACACTTGCCAACTTCGTGTAGCTCGGTACTTCGACTTCGAGGAGCTTGTAGCTACGACCGATCTGACCATTGCCTACACAGGTGATGCGTTTGTTGATGGGTCAGTCTCTCTCCCTACTAGTACTAGGGAACTGCATGGTATCAACATCTTGGATAGTGGTGATTTGTACCACATCCAGGCTGTTGACCATAAACAATGGAAAGATCATTACTATCCGTTGTATGGCTCAACTACTGGCCGACCATCGCACTATTCTACTTGGGGTGAGAAAATAGAGTTTTACTCACCACCTGACAAAGCATATACCGCAAAGGTGCGATATACTAAGTGGCCTGCCGATCTCTCGTCTGACGAGGACAAGAGTGAGCTAACCAAAAAAGATGACTTAATAGTTGCCCTTACTGTATGCTGGACACTTTACCACCTTAACAATCCAGACAGGGCAAATGCGTACTGGGCTATTTTCCGATCTATGATGAAAGAGTCCATAGATGCTCAGAACATGAAGCCAGACTTGCACATGAAGATAGATAGCCTAGCTCCTGACATGACTGGCGACTACTGGAAGCAACCCTTTGTGAAGGCAATTAGGTAATGGCTAATAATATAACCTGGGATGAATCTAAGCCTGCTAACACCGAAGATGTGCTAGAGGGTGCGTTACGTATTCGTGAAGCTAAGGAAGCTACTAGAGAGAGGCTAAACCGAGATCACATGATGGGCGCAGCTTTTGAGCCATCTGCTGAATCTGGTCT